GCGCGACGAGAGCGAGACACTCTCAAGCGAAAGGACGAGACCGAGGGCCAGCGAAAGGACCGGGAGCTCGAGGAGTCGAAGAGTCGGATAGGCAAGCTCACGGACCGACTCCGCCGCGCGACGGTACGGACAGAGGTTTTCGAGCTCGCCGGGTCCTCCGGAATCAGCAACCCGAAACTCGCAACGAAGCTCCTCGACCTGGACAAGGTCGAATGGGAGGGCGAGGGCGAGGATGCCGAGCCGAAGAACCTGGAGAAGCTCCTCAAGGACCTCAAGGTCGAGTACCCCGAGCTGGCGGGCCGAGCTGGTCGGAACGGCGGATCCGCGGATGGCGGGACCGCAGCGACGGGCGAGACGTCCGGAGGCGATATGAACGAACTGATCCGGAGCAGGGCCAGCCGCTAACGCGACTCCCTCTCCGACCTGATAGCTCCGGCGGAGGCCGGGGAGGGACTGATGCCATACGACAACCTGATCTCACGGACCGACGCCTCCGCTCTCATTCCGGAGGACGTAAGCCGAGAGATCATCCAGGGCACGCGCGAGCAGTCGGCGGCGCTCCGCCTCTTCCGCCGCGCGACGATGAGCTCGAAGGTCCAGAGGATGCCGGTCATCGCCGCGCTCCCCCTGGCTTACTTCGTGAACGGCGATACGGGCGTCAAGCAGACGACCGAAGTGAACTGGGCTAACAAGTTCCTCGAAGCCGAGGAGATCGCGGCCCTGGTCCCCGTTCCGAACAACGTCGTCGACGACGTCGACTACGACCTCTGGGGCGAGGTCCGACCCCTGATGGAGGAGGCCGTCGCTCGCGCGCTCGACGCGGCGATCTTCTTCGGAACGAACAAGCCGTCCACCTGGCCGGCCGCCATCGTTCCGGCCGCGATCGCCGCGGGCAACGCCGTCAACCGAGGCACGAATGCCGCGGCCGCCGGCGGAATCGTCGGAGACGTCTCGGACGTCATGGGGACCGTCGAGGCGGACGGGTTCGACGTGAACGGGTTTGCCGCGAACCGGACCATGCGCGGGCGACTCCGCCAGGCGCGCGGGACGACGGGCGAGCGGCTCGCCGAGATCACGACGACCTCGATCGACGGGGAGACGGTCGTCTACCCGATGCGCGGCCTGTGGCCGACGGCGTCGGGATCCGCCGAGCTGATCGCCGGCGACTTCCAGCAGGGCATCGTGGCCGTGCGGCGGGATATCACGTTTGAGGTCTTCAAGGAAGGCGTCATCCAGGACCCCGCAACCGGCGCGATCCTGTTCAACCTGCTCCAGCAGGACATGAGCGCACTCCGCGTGACGGCTCGTTACGCCTTCCAGGTCCCGAACCCGCTGACGCGGGAACAGGCCGTCGAGGCGTCGCGGTATCCGTTCGGCGTACTGCGCGTGCCGTAGGTCGGCGAAAGGGAACCCATGACATTCCGAAGCGCGGCGGCTGGCGAGACCCACGACGAGGGCATCGCCAGCGCCGAAATCCTCTTCTCGGTCCTGACGCCGTTTACGGTAGATATCGCGACCATCCCGATCGGGGCGGTAGTCAAGCGCGTCTGGGCCGACGTCATTACCGCGTTCAACGCGGCGACGACGAACGTCCTCGAGTGCGGCTACGCCGGCAATGCGGGCGCGTACCTGGCGGCGGCCGACGTCACCGAGGGAACGCCCGGAGTCACGCCGGCGGGCGGGAAGGGTCCATTCCCGGCTGAGACAGCCGAGCGGACCATCCAGGCGAAGTTCACCCAGACCGGCACGGCGGCGACGACGGGACGCGCTCGCGTCTACGTCGAGTACGCGACGCCGCCGGCGTAGACCGAGGCTCGGGAAGTTCGTCGAGGCGGGGCCGGGAACTGCGGCCCGGTCCCGTCTCGAGACCGCAGGAGGACGACCGATGGAAGACCCCCAGGACGTACCGACCGGGGCTACTCTGAACCCGGACGCGAAGCCCGACCCCGAGGCGACTCGCCGCTTTTCGGAGCGGTTCGTCGAACAGGCGCGGGACCATATCGACCGCGATCGCGCGGACGACCACGACGAGGAGGACTAGCCCAAATGGCGGACACGACAAAGGACAAGGCGAAGGCCGAGGACGCGGCCGAGGGAGACGGCGGAGCGGCCGAGGTCGCCGAGAAGGTCGAGGAGGCGGAGGCCGACGGGTTCCTCGGCACCGAGACCGACCCGACGCCGAACGAGAACTACACGTTCGGCGGCAACGACCTCCCGACGCCGGAGACCGACGCGAAGCTCGCGGCGAAGGCGAAGAGCTCGGCCGGCCTCTGATGCGCGTCATCATCGGCCACCGTGACGGACGCGAATACTCCGTCACGGAGGCCGACTACCAGCGCCTCTACGCCGACGAAGGGTTCACGATCCTCCGCAATGAGGACGGGACGAAGCACGCCGGCAAGGCTCGAGCCGAGAAGAAGACGGAGGCGAAGAAGGCGTGACGACTGAGGCGGAAGCGAGAACGCTCCTCGAGCGGATGGTGGCGGCGTCCTCCACGCCGGTACTGACCGCACCCGAGGTCACGGACCTCCTCCGTCTCGCCGAGCGCCTGGATTCCGCCGGGATCCTGGCGACGTCCGAGACCGAGTGGGCCGCGAATACGGCCGTCGCTCTCGGCGCCGTCCGGGTCCCGTCCCTCCGCAACGGCTACCGATACGAGGCCACGGTCGCCGGCACAACGCACGCGACGAACGAGCCGGTCTGGCCGATCGTGCTCGGCGGGACCATCGTCGACAGCGGCGTCACCTGGGCCGCGATCGCCGGCGCCTGGCTCCCCACCTACGATCTCAACAGCGCGGCCGCGGAGGGCTGGCGCTGGAAGGCCGCGAAGCTCGCCGACCGTTACGCCTTCGGGCGCGACGGCGCGCGGTTCGATCGGCAACAGGCGTTCGAGCACGCGCTCAAGATGGTCGATTACTACCAGGCGCGCGCCGGCCAGTACGCCGGCCAGGGCGGAAGCGGGACGATCACCCTCCCGCGGCAGGAGACGCGCGTCACCCAGGACCCCGAGCTCGGAATCCAGCTCAAGCGATGGGACGGGTCCGGCGATATCCCGTCGCTCAACGTCGGCGGAGACTGACCGATGCCGATGCTGACCGACGAGGAGATCGACTCCATGCGGGAGACGACGTTCGCGTCGCTCCCGGATACCTGCCGGATCGTCTCGAGCGTCCTCGCCACGACGGCCGGCGGAGGCACACGGCCGACCGTGACGATCGGGCCGGCGCTCGCCTGTTCGGTCGTGCCGGCCATGAGCTCGGCCATCAACGAGGCCGCCGTCATGGAGCGCCTCGGCAACCTCGAAGCGTGGATGGTCTCGCTCCCGCCGGAGACCGCGATCGCCGAGAAGGAGCGGCTCGACGTCCTGGTCGGAGGCGTCACCCGTCGGCTAGAGGTCCAGGCCGTCTACGGTCCGGAGTCGTTCGAGCTCGAGCGGCGCGTCGTCTGTACGGAGGTCTCCTGATGCCGCGGATCACGACCCGTTCCCGGAGCGTCATCCCCCAGGATCAGCGCGAGCTCCGCGAGATTGCCTACGACGTCGTCGAGTTCGTCCTAGCCGGATGGGAGGGCAACGCCTCGGCGACCGCTCCGATCGGCGAGACCGGCAACCTGGCCGCCTCGATCGACCATGACACCCGCCGCATTCCCGACGGCGCCGAGGGCGAGGGCCGCGCCGGCGCCGAATACGCCGGCTACGTCAACTACGGCACCGGCCGCGCCGGCGCCGGCTCGAGCGTTCCGAACCGCGGGCCGGAGATCGGCTACTCCGCCGGATGGGCCGGGATGCCGGCGCAGCCGTTCGCCTCCCAGGCGGCCGTCACCGCCGAGAAGGAATGGGACGCCGCCTGGCGGAAGATCGAGCGGAGGCTCCCGAGGCTATGAGCGTTTCGACCCCAGGAGTGGAGACCCCGCTCGCCGAGTCGTGGATCACGAACCGGATCCGGAACGATGCGACGCTCGCGGGCCTCGGCACCCACGCGTCCTATCCCGAGTTCGTCGCCGACGTCGGCGAGCGCGTCTACCAGTGGGTCGCGCCGGAGGAGACCCCGTCGCCGTACATCATCCTGTCTCAACAGGGCGCGACCGACCTGGTCCCGCTCGGAGGTACGAGAATCTGGGCGCAGCTCGATTACCTCCTGGTCGTCGTCGCCTCGCTCTCGGAGTGGGCGCCGATCTCTCCGATCGCCGACCGCCTGGATGCGCTGTTCCACGTCGAGGGAGCTCTCGGCGCGGCCGGCGTCATCGCAGCGGCCGATGGAATCCAGGCCGGCCGCGTCCACGAGACGCGTCGAGTTCGCCCGTTCGCCTTGCCCGAGGTCGTGGCGGGAAAGCAATATCGGCGCCTCGGCGGCATCTACCGCCTCCGCGTCTCAGCAGGGAGCTAAACGATGCCCGAACGAACGACGATTACTCAAGTCACCCAGATCGGCCTCGAGACGACGCCGGGAACGGCGGTCCCCGCGAACAAGCGGCTCCGCTCGGTTTCGATCGAGCTCTCGCCAGACGGCAACATCGACACCTTCCGCGCGTCCGGATCGAAGTACCCGGCGCTCGCGTCGCTCGGGAAGGAATGGGCCGGCGGCGATATCGAGGGACGCGCCACCTACACCGAGCTCCTGTACCTGTTCGCCGGCCTCCTCGGCGATCCGACGACGTCGACCCCTGGCGGCGCGACGCTCGCGCGCCAGCATCAGTGGTTGATCCAGCCGACGGCGCTCCAGGATGGGCGAGCGTTCACGGTCGAGAAGGGCTCGAGCGTGCGGGCGCATCGGGCGCCGTACTCGGTCATCAACGAGCTCGGCCTGGAGTTCTCCCGCGAGTCGATCGAGGTCTCCGGTTCCCTGATGGCCCGACGTGTCGAGGACGGCGTCTCCCTGACTGCCGGCCCGACCCTGCTCGCGCTCGAGCCGATCCTCCCGTCCCAGGTCTCCGTCTACCTCGACCCGCTCTGGGCGAACCTCGGGACGACGAAGCTCATCCGGGTCCTGGGCGCCTCGTTCAACATCGGCGATCGGTTCGGCGCGCTCTGGCCGCTGGACTCGGCGCAGCCGTCCTACGCGACGACGTTCGAGATCGAGCCGTCGAGCGAGATCGGCCTGACGATGGAGGCCGACGCCGCCGGCATGGGGATTCTCCCGACGATGCGGAACGGCACGGAGGCCGCGCTCCGGATCGAAGCGAAGG